CATAAGCTACGATTGTGATAGGCCAAATTGCTATTGATATTATTCCTAACATATTACCCTTTATTTACGTCGTTTTCAACTCTAGATGCCATTAAATCCGCCTGATGCAAGATATATGGAAGATGTCCTTTTACTTGAGATTCTGGAGTATGTGTTTTAAGATATGCTTCATTTCCAGGTTCGTACAATCCATCGTGTACTTTTATTGCAATATATTCATTCTCAGTTACTTGTATGCCAGCTTTCTGAAGATAAAATAGACTACGATCAGCGATTCTCATATGTTGCATTTCTGGATTGTATGTGAAATACCTTCCTTGATTCTTCTGATGCCATTCTGAAGTTTGTGGGATATAAAATGGCTTATCGTTTGTTCCCAGCTTTCCAAGATCGTGGTTTATTGCGGCAAATACAAGTTCTTCAGTTGTGTGAGTCTTTTCTTGACCAAATTTATCCCAAACTTTATCAAATACTAACGCCGCCTCAGTTACTCTCACAACGTGTTCAACATAACCACCTACAAAGCAATTGTGATGATCTAGTTTAGTTGATGCTGGAGAAGTTAGAAGCGTAACCTCAATACTTTTATAAAATTTGATAAGCTTTTTAGTTCTTTCATTGTCTGGAAGATACTTTTTAATCAAATCATAGAATTTCTCTACGTTATCGATTAATTGCTGTTCTGATAATTCTTTCATCATATACTTTTAATTTTTGTAATAATATCCTGGGCAGAGAAATAACCTATAGTCTTTACTTTATGATCTATATTCATTTGTTTGCCTATTTCATTATAATCAAAACTTTGGAAATAAACATAGTCTAAGTTCTGAGTTAGATCTTTTATTATTGCAATTGGATATTTATTGGATTTTGTCATAGCTTCTAACTGATCACACAATCCAGGATCTTTATCGCAAGGTACATCTGTAAAATTTATGTTATTCTGGGATAGTAAGTCTTTTAAACTTTGACATGATGTACATCCAGAAAGTGTTGCCAGTACTACTTTATATTTCATCATCTGGGTCAATTTTAGTTAAAATGTCATACCATGTTGCTCTTTCTTCATCGTCCATATTCTGGCACTCTAAATCTAAGTACGCATAAAGTATATCCAGCTCTAAACTGGATAAGTACCTCCTCTCCTTATAATCCTCTATATTTAGCATATTTCTTTATATTCTCTATATTCTAATTATATTCTACTATATTTCTGTATATTATACTGTAGAACCTCCTCCCCCTTCCCCCTATATTTCTAATATAAACAAAAATCCGAATAAAAAAAATATTTTTCACTTTTTTTTTAAAATTTTTTTATTTCATTATTTTATTATATTCTTTATATGGATAATTCCCAATTGGTACAGAGTTTATTGGAAATATATTTAGGCAAAGGCAAAAAGCTCGCTAAAGGAGACTATGCGTATTATTGCCCAGTTTGTCAGCATAAGAATCAAAAGCTTATGGTGAATGTCATATCTGGAGCGTATAACTGCTTTACGTGTCACCCTCAAACAAAAGGAAAAACTCCAGTATCTCTTCTAAAAAAGATCGGCGCACCTTCAGAAGCAATACTTGAAATGAAGGGTTATTTTATAAATGATTCTACTAAAATTGAAGTCGATAAAGAGAATATACCAATAATTATACCAAAGGAGTACATCAGTCTAGGCGATATTACTGATACAAGCTTAGAAAAAAGACAGGCTCTCGCTTATTTGAAGAGAAGAATGGTTACATCATCTGACATTTTAAAGTATAATATTGGGTATTGCAAAGCAGGACGCTATAGAAATAAAGTAGTAGTGCCATCATATGATTCAAGAGGCAGACTTAATTACTTTGTTGCTCGATCATTTGAAAAAGAACCATCACAAAAAATAGACTCACCTTCTTGTAATAAATCTGAGATGACTGGGTTTGAATATTATATCAATTGGAATGTTCCAGTAATACTTTGTGAAGGTGTATTTGACGCAATAGCAATAAAAAGAAATGCAATACCATTATTCGGTAAAACAATATCTAAAGCATTGATGATCAAACTATTACAACCTCAAGTCAAGACGATATATTTGGCTCTTGACGATGATGCGATAATGGAATCTATAGATCATGCTCAGAAACTAATAGATTACGGAAAAGAAGTCTATCTCATACAATTACAAGGCAAAGACCCTTCAGAAATAGGATTTGAAGGAATGATACAATACTTACACAATGCTCAACCAGTAACGGCTTCGAGCTTATTAATGCTAAAAATGCAAATGTCCCTATGTTAAAACCTATAAAAATAGAATCAAGCGTAAAGGAAATCAAAAAGATATATCATGTAAGCGATATTCACATTAGGAATTTCAAAAGACATGATGAGTACAGAAGAGTATTTGATAAGCTTGCTGAGTATATAAATTCTACTAAAACTGAGGAGAGTATTATATGTGTAACTGGAGATATAGTGCACTCAAAGACAGATATCACACCAGAACTAGTACAAGAGACACAGAACTTTTTAAAGCTGATGTCATCAATACTTCCAACGATTGTAATCCCAGGAAATCATGATGCAAATCTAAACAATAATCATAGGATGGACAGTTTGACTCCTATAATTAATGCAATGAATGATTCAAATATAACTTACATAAAAGATACTGGCATATTTAAAATGGCCAATATCGATTTTGTGCATTGGTCTGTATTTGATGATCCTAAAAAATACATTAAAGCATCAAAAATAAAATCAGACTATAAGATCTGCATGTTTCATGGTCCTGTAAATAATTCACTTACCGAAGGTGATTTTTCACTTACTGGATATCATATGAGTGTAGCGGATTTTGATGGTTTTGATCTTGTACTTCTTGGAGATATTCATAAAAGGCAGTTTTTAAACGAAGCAAAGACAATTGCATATCCAGGCTCTTTAGTTCAGCAAAATCATGGTGAAGGTTTAGATCACGGGATACTAGTATGGGATGTAGAATCAAAAAGCTCAGAGTATGTTCCTATTGAAAATGATACAGCATTCTATACTCTATACACAGAGAATGGAATTCATTTAGATATACCAGAGCATCTTCCAAAGAACTTATATCTGAGATTAAAATCAAAGAATACGCCACCAACTCTGATAAAAGAAATTGTAGCAAGTGTAAAAAAAGACAGAAATGTAATAGAACTTTCACACCAGACGATAAATAACTTTTCACATCACACTTCACATCAAAGCACAAACGCAATAAATGTGAGAGATGTGACTTATCAGAACATTCTCCTATCTCAGTATCTTAAAACAAAATTCAGCCTTCCAGATGATGATATAGTTAAGATATGTGAACTCAATAAGACAATAAACCATAAGATACCAAGACTAGAAGTTACTAGAAATATTCAATGGAATCCAAAGACACTTGAATTCTCAAATATGTTTAGTTATGGTCCAGATAATGTCATAGACTTTACAAACATGGAAGGAGTCTACGGTATATTTGCTCAGAATGCGTCTGGTAAAAGCTCTAGCATAGAAGCTCTTGTATATTGTCTATTTGATAAGTGCTCAAAGACTTCAAAAGCAGGTCTTGTAATGAATAATAAGTCAAGAGAATTCCACTGTAAATTTGAATTTGAACTTGATGGAAAATCATATGTAATCGAAAGAAAAGCATCGTATAGAGCTAAATCTGAAAATGTAAAACAAGATGTAGACTTCTATTATATAGACTTTGAAGGAGCTCAAGTATCACTAAATGGAGATGATAGATTCGGTACAAATGCAAAGATAAGAGAGATAATCGGTTCATATGAGGACTTTATTCTCACAAGTATGTCAATGCAGAATAACAACACTGGATTTATCGATATGGGTCAATCTGATAGAAAAGATCTGCTTTCTCAGTTTCTTGATATAAAAGTGTTTGAAGACTTATACATAGCAGCAAATGAAGAGATCAAAGAGTTTTCTGTATTGATAAAAGAGTACAAAAAAGTAGATCATTTTGTTAAATTAAAAGAGTTTGAAGAGTATATAAAAACATATTCAAATCAATACCGTCAACTTGAAAAAGACAAAAAAGATCTTGAAAAATCAATAGAGAAAGAGTCTGCAAAGTATATGAAACTCAGCTCTAAAGTAACCCAGATTGACTCAAAAATACTCGATATAGATAGTCTTGAATCAAAAAAAGAATCGCTTATATCTCAAAAAACAAAAATAAAAGAAGATATAAAACTCAATAAAGACAACTTAGATATTGCAAAAATAGAGCTCACAACGATTGAAAATGAAGCTCAAAAAATAGATCTTGCGAGCTTTAATACGATGAAAAGTGAGCTACAAAAAGACATTGATACAGAGAAAACACTATCGATCCAAGTAGAAAAATTAAAGACTCAACTCACCCATAAACTCGAGAAAATGAAAAAACTTGAGGACTTAAAATATGATGAGAACTGTAAATTCTGCATGGATAATGTTTTTGTAAAGGACGCTATTGCTACAAGAGACTCAATAGAAGTTGATAAGATTGAAGCTAAATCAGTAGTCGATAACTTAAGAGTATTAAGAGAAAATATACAAATTTTAAAGTCGTATGTCATTGCTCAAGAGAATATTCAAAGTAGTTTATCAAAAAAGAAAAATGATATAATCAAGCTAGAATCAAACATCGATAAGCTATCCCTGGAGCTACATCAGAGGCATATATCAATAAAAGACGTAGAAGATATCATAAAGCAATATAGAAAGAAAGAAGCTGCCATAAAATCAAATCAAGAAATAAGTGATCAACTTAAGATAATTCAAATATCAATTGATTCTTTAAAATCTCAGCTTAAAGACACTAGCGATGATCTTATGAAATGCAACACCAATATCCAGCTTACTCAAATGGAAATTGAAACCGCAAAGCAAAGTATCGAGAATCTAAAAGCGGTAGAAGAAAAGTACAAGTATTATGAGTACTATCTATCAGCGACTGGCAGAGATGGTCTTCCATATGATATTATAAGCTCAATAATACCAAGAATTCAAGAAGATATCAATAATGTGCTTTCTCAAGTTGTAGATTTTAAGATCTCAATTGAATCTGATGGCAAGAATATAAACGCATTTATTGAGTATGATGATGATAGAAAATGGCCAATTGAATTAAGCTCTGGAATGGAAAAGTTTGTGTCTACTTTGGCGATTAGATCTTCATTGATAAACATAACATCACTTCCAAGACCAAACTTCTTAGCAATAGACGAAGGTTTTGGAGCACTAGATCAAAGCAATATGGGCAATATATCAATACTGCTTGATTATCTAAAAACACAGTTTAAATTCATCATAATGATATCTCACATCGACGCTATCAGAGATATTGTAGATGCTCATATAGAAATCACAAAAGGTAAAGACGGTTTCTCTAAAGTACAACACAAGTAAGATATTTATAAACATGTCAGTAAAGAAGATAATTGCAATATACCCAGGAAGATTTCAACCATTTTCAAAGCACCATGCAGAGACCTTTGAGTGGTTGATGTCTAAGTTTGGAAAAGACTGTTATATAGCAACTACAAATAAAGTAGACGGAGATAAAAGTCCTCTTAATTTTGAAGAAAAAAAGCAAATCATAGATAAATTTGGATATGGACCTAATCTAGTTCAAGTAAAAAATCCATATGATGCTAAAGAGATAACTTCAAAATTTGATCCAAAAAGCACAGCGGTTGTATACATGGTTGGTAAAAAAGACATGGAAGAAAATCCAAGGTTTTCAATGCAACCAAAAAAAGACGGTAGTGCTGCCTATTTAAGACCTTATACAGAAGATGAAAGTAAACTAGAAGGATTAGATAGACATGGATATTTGATCACAGCGCCTCATATTAGCTTAGACATTCCTGGAATTGGAGAAATGAGCGGTACAACTATGAGAAAAGCACTAAGCGCAGATGTTCCAGATCAGGAATATAAAAAGCTTTTTACTGGAGTGTTTGGTTGGTATGATCCTAAAATTGCAAAAATGGTAAAAGATAAATTTACAAACCCACCTAAAATAATGAAAGAAGGCAGAATAATCCTTGAAACTTTACTTAGAAAATTGATAAATGAGGGCGGTAATGTATTCAAAAGTACAAATCCTACAGCATCTATAAAAAAGGAAGATATAGATCCTACAATGGAAAAATTTGTAGATGAGCTATCAGAGATATTTCCAGCTAAAGCAAATAGTTTTAAGGTATTCGAAAGACTTGGATCAGTAGGTAAAAAACCAGTTTCAGGAGATATAGATCTGGCTTATGATGTAAAAAACATATTCCCAGATGGTAAGACTCCAGATTTCAAAGGTTGGGGAGTAGATAAAACAAAATATGATGAGCTAGTAGAAGGATTTAAAAAGAGATCAAAAACAGCATCTCCAGAAAAAATTCAACTTAGAGCAATGATCGAGTTGATTGGTCAGAAGATAAAAGAAAGTGGCGCTGATATGGAAGTCGACACAAAAGGCTCTGGAACTGGTACAATATTCTTTAATATACCTCAGTATGATCCAAAAGGTCAAAGCCTTAATAAAAACGTACAGACTGACATAAACATAGGAAACTTAGAGTGGTTGAAATTCAGCTACTATTCAAATACTTATGCAGGAAATGTAAAAGGACTACACAGAACTCAATTAATGCTGGCTACTTTTGTAGAAAATGGACTTAAGTTTTTACACGGAGAAGGGGTATTCGATAAAGAAACAAATGAAAAAGTAGCATCAACTCCTGAAGAGGCGATAAAAGTATTAAGTAAAAGAGCGGGTGTTAAATTCACAAAAGATATACTAAATGACTATTTCCAATTAGAAGAATTCCTTAAAAAGAATTTGCCTGAGGAGAAATACAACTCAATATTAGACAGATATCTTAAAATATTAGACTCAACAAGAGCTGATATCCCAGAAAATCTACAGCAATACTGGATTGATAACCAAGACAGATTAGGTTTAAAAGGACAATACTTACCAGATGATTCTAAGCTAAATTCAAAAAAGCTTAACGAGTCAGGCTCTGCGGGGGGTAATAGAATAAATAGATCTGATGTAGAAAAGACAAAGAATTCATACATTAAAAAAGTACTTGGTAAATTTAAAGGATTCAAAGATGCTAAAATATCAGGATCATATAATACAGGTGGCAAAAAAGACTTTGGCGATATAGATCTTATTGTGACTTTAGAAGGAGGCGATAAAAAGAAAGCAAAAGATGAACTTGCAAATTTCGTTAAATCTCTGCCTGATAATGTGATATTTCCTTTTAGGAGTGAAAAATATAAAGGAAAAAAGGCGCTTGTAACTGGTGAGATAGTAACAGTATTATATCCAATTGAAGGCAAACCTGGTCAATTTATACAGATAGATAACATGGTTTCAACATCAGAAGAAGAGTCTAATTTCAAAAAGGAATTCCTAGATTACCCAGCAGAAGTTCAAGGATTGATGTTAGGTCTTATAAAAGTGATTCTTATAGAAAAGAATAACGATGAGATATTTCAGAAGTTAGGAATAAGTGATATACCAAAATTAGGAAAAGACGAGGAGTATGAATTTAATCTTTCAAGCTCAGGTCTTACTCTTAGAAAAGTAAAACTCACTCCAGATAAGAAAGAAGTATCAAGAGAAGAAATCTGGAAGACAACTAACTGGAGCTCAATAAAAACTTTGCTTGATGGATTTGATTATGAAGGTGGATTTGAGCCATTCTTAGATCAGCTTTCTAAACTTTCAGATAGGTCAAAGAAAAGAATAAAAGGTATATTCAACTCAATGGTGTCAATTAAGAGTGGAGAAGTAGGCACACCAAAAGGAGAAAATAAACAAAAAGCTTTAGATACAGTAAACTCAAAATTATAATAAGTGGAACTACAGAAAAAAGCAGAAATACTAGTAGACTTTATAAATTTTTGTAAAGACTCAATGTGTATAGAAAAGCTGCCAAAAATACAATTCATAAAAGATAATGCCTGGGTTAAACAAAATAAGACCTTTGGGCAATATAGAAATGACTCGAATTCTCTTGTAGTTTACATTGGTAATAGAAATCTAGCTGATATCTGCAGAACTCTGGCACATGAGTTAACACATCACAAACAAAATGAAATGAATTTACTTGGTCCAGAATCAGGAGAAACTGGATCACCTATTGAAAATCAAGCTCATGAAGTCGCTGGAGTGATTATGAGACAATACGGAAAAATACAACCACTAATATACGAATCAAAAGTTACGAAAAATGGCAAAGGAATCAAATCTAAAAAAAGAATTCTCTAAAAAAGACGTCGCAAGACTAAGAAATCTCATAACAGGAAAGTCTGGAGATAAAACACAGATACAGTCTGGATATGAAAAAAAGATAGAAGATCATACGGAAGGTGATATCTGGGAAGAAGACGGCAAGACTTGGACTATAAAGAATGGAATTAAACAAACGGTAACAAAACTAGACTCAATAAAGAAATTGCTGAGTCTTCCGCTATGCTGTCCAAGTTGTAAAAAGCCAATGAAATCCAATGAGTTAAATAAAAAGATGTATGCAATCCACCAGATATGCTTTGATTGTGTGATTGATATGGAGGCTAAGATAAAGCAAGAAGGTAAATGGGAAGAATATGAAAAGGGGATAATGAACGCAAATAAGAATGCAACCCTTGAAGATGTAGAAAAAGCCATTGATCATTGGTTTGATATGCAAGACGAATCATTTGTTTCTGAGAACGGGGAGATAGAAAGTTGGAAAGGCGGAGACAAATCAAAAGTTTATGCACAGATAAAAGAGAACTTAGAAAAGATCAAAGCTATCGAAATCTAGTATATTTATAGAAAATAATCTTACAATGCCAGCAAAGTCAAAATCTCAACAAAAACTAATGGGAATGGTTCACGCCGCCCAGACTGGTCAAATAAAAAACCCATCAGAAAAGGTGGCAAAACTTGCAAAATCCATGACAAAAAAATCAGCATCAGACTACGCGTCTACAAAGCACAAAGGACTTCCAAAGAAAGTAAAAAAGAAATCTATAAAGGAGAACATGGACTACGAAAATAAAGTAGGACAGCTCCACATGGTACAAAAACCATCTGCTGGATGCGATGTAGCAAGCATGGTTTATGAAGTTGATCCAATATCAGGAATTCAACAACATGGAGTAGACGCTCAGACAGTGCACGGCGTATATTCAACTCCAGAAGAAGCTCAGAAAGTGGCAGAAAAGCTTTATAATGAGCATATGACTGGCATGAAAAAGCTTGAAGAAAAGAAAGGCACAGTAGCAAATAAGCTTACTACTGCAATCACAAAGCTAGAAAAGAAGCATAAAAGCATGATGGAAATGGCAAAAGCTAATCCAAAAGAAGCTTCTATGCACAAAGGTAAGATATCTGAGATCCAAGCCAAGATACAGGAGCTAATGGACAAACTCGAGATGGTAGAAAAAAGCAAGAAGCCTATTGAGACAGAAGAAGACGAAAAAGAAACTCTTAAAGAAAATGTAGATGAAAGGAAATGGAAGATCGGAGATAAATTCACAGCTGGAGCGAGTGATGTAGTCTATACAATAAGTAAAGTTTCTGAAAAAAATCCTAATCAAGTAATAATAACATATACTGATCGTAAAGGTAAAAATCATGTTTCTCCAACTTGGCCTAAACATATTGACCATTATTTCAAAAAAGGAGCTTGGGAACTTGTAGATGAAACAAATATGCAAGAGAATGCTGAAGAATCTTTTGAAGAAGAGTCAATAAATGAAGCTAGTGATTCAAAATTTAAAAAAGGAGATCTTGTAACTAAAACTGATGGTAAATATCAAGGAGAAGATTTTAGAATTTTTAATGTAAATTATGATGGTACATACATGATAATCAACTTAAAAACTTTAAAAAAATTAGATAAAGTAAAACCTGAACGTTTAGAACCTACAAAACCAAAAGCATAAAATGAATCCTATAATAGCAAAATTTATATCGACATTTTTAGCATCGAGAACACAAGCACATATATTTCACTGGCAAGCCGTAGGTGAAGACTCAAGTGCAAAACACATGGCGCTTGGAGCTTACTATGAAGAAATCGTAGGTCTTATAGATGATCTAGTAGAATCATATCAAGGCAGATTTGGAATAATCACAGGATACGATAGTCCTGCAACTTTTAGAGAAGATAATGATGCGATTAAGTATTTCAAAGCGCTAAATCAATACACAGAAGTAATAAGAACAAAATTACCCCAAGACTCATACATCCAGAACCAAGTTGATGAAATCGTTGCTTTAATACAGACAACTCTTTACAAGTTAGAATATTTACATTAATGATAAAGCTAATTGATTTATTAAAAGAATCCATTAATATAAATAATGGAACAATAGTATATCATACATCTTTTAAAGGAGAATTAAAATCTTTTTTGAATAAACCAACGTGGTTCACAACACGTCCAGAAATAGCAGATGCTTATCATAAAATAAATAAAGGTAATATTACTTATGAATGTGAATTAGCAAAAGGTAAATACCTATCTCCAGAAGAGGCGAAAATAGCTTGTGATAAATTTGGAATAGACTGGAATGATTTTCAAACATCATTAGTAGCAAGAGTTAATGACGATGTTTCTTCTTTAGAGGGGATAAAAAAGTTTAAAACAATATGTGATGGTTTTTTCCATAGAGATTATGACCCAAGGGATTCAAGAAACAGTTATTTTTCTTTATTAGTTCTAGATCCAGTAAAAAATATAAAAATTATCAAAACAATATATTGATGTGTTGCAGTAGAAATAAAATCACTTTGCACGAATCTGTGAACAAGCTCCTTATATCTGAGGGGCTTGCTTACCATTTGGACAATTCCATCGACTTGAATGAAAACATATATCGTCCTCAGTCAGCAAACTTTATAGCACTTTTCACAGAAGCGCGCCAGCTGCTAAATAGGGAGCTTTTATCTCTAGGCGATGAAGATATATGGT